CGCTCAGCACCATACGAAGTCAACTGATTGTACTCTTCCACTGTGTTTCCAGCAGGGAGTTTGGGGAATCTCTTCCACAATACAATTTCGCTTTCTTTGAAGGTTGTGAGCTTCAGGTTCTTATCAAGTGATTCAACCTTCAAAGGTGCACCGGATGTGGTTGTCAAATCGGTTGTATCCCGACCTGTCACATGCTGTGCCTCCAAGGCTTTTGATAATTCTCCTAGTTGTTCTTCAGTGGTATTAGCAGTGCCGAACAACACCTGACCAGTGGCAGAATTATTCTGATAATCCTGCATATTGATCCCAAGATTTTGTAGTACGTTCATTGTTATTGATTTTTTTGGTTTAACTTACTTTTTCTATGCAATGTGTTCGACAATTTTTTTAATATTTTTACTGAACCAACGTGATTCCCTTCTCAACCTGAAGTCTTTGGATAATCTGCCCCGGCATAATACCGGAAGATTCAAACTTGGACATTGCCTGAGCAAAACCTTCATCAACCTGACCTTTTTCAAAGGTGCAATGATCAAGTAAATCAAGCACTGCCTTCTTATTTTCTGTAATGGACAGCGTTTGACCATTTCCAGAACCTTCTGCCTTAGCAAATCGGTCAATTGGCTTTTGGGTTGTCACTGATTTTCTTCCTACGGGCTGACTTTCAATCTCTTCCAATCGTGTTTCCATTGATTTTTGAAACGTTTCCTGTTGGGCTTTAATATTGGAAAGAACTGTACCAACAGCCTTGAACATTTCACTGTTCTGGGTGTTCATTTCGGTGATAGCTTTCAGGATTTCATTTCCACCTTCCTCAGCCTTTTCAATAGTATCTGTTTCAGCCTTCTTGGTTTTTTTGGACTTCATGAATTTTCCTTTCTTGCCTTCATCTTCCTCTTCTCCCTCATCATCCTCATCGTCATCCTCCTGTTCCACCTTTCCTTCTTCATCATCTTCATCGTCATCTTCTGACTTTTGGATTGATTCTAAGGCAAGGTCAATTTCTTGTTCAGACATTTCAGTGAATCCATCACCCTCTGCCTTAAACAATTTATCACCGACTTCCTGCCCATCAATGAATTGGGTGAAAAATGTTTGTTCCCCACGTTCAAATCCCTCAAACTTGACACTGTCAGAAGCCTTTAGGATTGTGGTTTCAGCTGATTCCTCAGCCTTGCTTATGCCAAGAAGTTCTTCAGCTTTTCTCAAACTATCCTTGGTGATTTTCTTTTCATTTGCCATTGTTGAAACTTTTTGTATGATTTTAAAAACTCTGTTAGCATCAGCAAAATTTATATCTGAATATTCAGAAAATATCTTATCAAACACTTCTCCCTTTGTAAATTCAAGGGTTTCCGCTTTTTCTGATTCTTCATCCTCTTCCTCTTCTTCCTTCTTTTTCTTCTTTTTCAGGTTTGATTTCAACGCTCCATCCAGACTTTCTTTCATTACTGGCTTTCCTGAACCCTCTTCCGTGGTCATTGCTTTCTCTACAAATGTGATTTTGCCGGATGAATCTAAAACAACCCTACTTCCATCAGCCTTTGTAATATCAGCAAGTATAACAACAGAATCTACACCAATATGCTCAATGTCTTCATAGTCATCAACTTCACCTTTTAGAATCTCAGCAAAAGTCTTTTTGTTTTTTGGCTTATGGGTAATTGCTACACCTGTAATACGTGCCTTCGTGATGATCTTCTTGTTGAATGGATCACGCTCCAATATCTCCCCTTCAATCGAATAACCCAACCTGCGTGTCTTAGAATTTTTCTCCAACACTCCAGCCAATTCAAATACATCATTGGCTAATTTGGAATCAGGGTACAAATCTGTAACAATGTATAATCCTTCTTTAGTGAGTTTTGTACCCTCTACTGGTTCACCAATTATAGCAGCTGGACTTGTTTTGGATTGATGGTTCCAATTTATGTGACCGCCCTTCAATAAAGGCTTTATGTCAAACCCCTTAGAATCAAGAAATTCACCATCAGTATCCTCATCAATAGTGGAAGCAATACCATGCATACGCATTTTCTTCTCCCCATCCTCAACTACTGATTTCTCAATATCCAAAGGACACCAAAACTTAAATCTTGAATTTCCAGAATTAATTGTCATATCCTTATTCATACAAAATTAATATAACTGAATTTATGAATTTATCTTCAAATTGAATTCCTCTTGCGAATGTAATTTTTTAAATTTCAAACTATTTTCTTTTCTTCTCCTTTTACCCTCATCAGTTTGCCAATATTGTTTTGTTTTTACCCTCATTTTTTCTACATGTTCAGGTGAATATGGTCTGCCTTCTATTAATTTTTTAAAATCAGGTCTTTCCATAAAAGCCTTTCTCATTTTTTCTTTTGTTTTCTCTGACCTCTTTGTCCCAAAATTACATGAATCCTCACCCCTTTTTCCATATAATGGATTATTTTCCCCTGATCCGAACCCATCACCACCTTCAGTCATATTATATCCAATATCCCTATCACGTGAATTTAATTTCCTAATAAAAAATTTTTCAAGGATATTTAATTTATCATCACCATCACATTCATAAAGAACCTCAACAATAAAATTATTCTTTCCATATTTATTCATTGAACGATAAAGGTGAGTATCATCTTTGAAACGACCTGAAGAATCTGTGCGATGTTCCCTGAACCTTTCGTCGGCAGTCCTTACAGTCTTTCCAATATAAATTTTACCGTTTATTGTATTAGTTATTTTATAGATACACCCCATATAAAAAGAAATATTAACATACGTATAGCGTACATTAATATAACTGAATTTGTAAATAACCGGAAAGAAAGAAAAGTATTTATTCAACCTGATCTATGATCTTCCTTTGGATGTCTTCATCACTGAAATGTCGGTTGATTAATTTCTTATCCATAACCTCTTGTGGCGTTTCTTCTTTTGGGTATTGCTCCCAATCGTAAAAAGTCATGATATTTATAATGTCCTCCGGTGGATGAATGAATTTTGTTTTAATATTCACCATAACACCAGCTGTTCCTCTCTCCTTACCAAGATTGGCAACATTATTGGAATGAACTATGCAGACCATGCCGTCATTCACCCCCACTATCTTTATCACACTTAAATCTGTCATATTAATCCTTTCTGAATATAATAACTCTGAATTTATCTAGAATCATAAATAACTAAATCAGGCAAATGACCTATTTCCTTCATTTTTCCCCTTGCAGCTGCTGCAGTATATACTTTCAAAAACTCATTCATTTGCTCCATCCCATAAGCCTTATCACGACTCATATTATTGGTTGATAAATGAAATGATTCTATATCTTCCAATTTTACTCCACCGTGAATTTGGCATTCATTGTATGAACCTAATTTGCTTGATGAATAATCCTTATAATCATTTAATGGATCACCACCAGTACCTAATAACGTAAAATGTGGTTTATTCAACGGAACAGCCATCATATATGATGAACTTCCCAAACTATCCCACATTGTTATGGTTGTTTGATTACGAACATGTGGCTTGAATTTAACAGTTATAACACCATACTGACTTGCTTCATTTGATGGTGGATTTTCACCATGTTTTGTTTGTACTCCGTTACCATTATTTGACCAATATGTATAAACAGGTCTTTTTTCTATATCATGTTTTACATCATTCTTAAATCCAAAAAATCCATATTCTGTTGATGCTCTGTACTCTGGATCATATGTACCCTCTGATTTTATTCCTGTTTCAAATTGTGTTTTATATCTCCCATCCTTTCCTAATATTCCCTTTAATGCTGTTAAATTTGTAGCACGAAATGGCTCTGATTCAGCACAAATCTTCTCCGTCAATTGTTGTAATTTTTGTTTGTATTCCTCAATAGTCATTCCATGATCTTTTGCATAACGCATATAATCATTATTCCACACATATTCAAAATCCATTATTCTCTTCTTCAATGTACCCTTCATCTCAGGATTCGCATTAAACTCAAAGGTGTCCCAATCCTTGAAATAATCACGTGTTACAGCTGAACCATATCCCTTCAAATCTTCTTCCTTTTTAGGCTCTGTTGGTTTGGATTCTGGTTTTACTGCTCCTGAACCATATTTTTCATTCAACCAAGCCAACCGATCACCCAATATTTTATCCAATTCAGGTGGAACCAACTTGAATATCTCTCCTGCCTTACTCTTTAATTCTTCAACTTGCCTTCTTATTTCTTCATCTGAAATATCGTTAAACATCAATCCTGCTGGCTTGGAAGGATCACGCATTGAATCAATTTCAGTAACTTCTGAACCAAACGCACTTCCTTTTTCTCCACCTCTAGCACGATAACGTAATGCCCCACCATTATCAATTCTATACGGGAAACCATCAGGTGTTACAATTATGTTATCAACCGCATCCCCAACTACATCCCAATTTCCTAAAAAAGCATCCAATACAAAGTGCTTCTGTAGTTTCTTTATAACGCCCTTCTCTTCATCCAAATCCAGCTTCCCTAATTCCTTCCCTTCAATGAATTCACTCACTAGGTGCTTAGAGTCAATCAACTTCATATCAGGAACATTCGCACCCATTAACCTGTAAATATCAGTGGCAAGCATCTCTTCCTTTAATTGGGCTTCCCCAGTATCTCTGTCTCTGGCTGTTTTTAAGGCAAAATTTATATCACCATACCCAACTAATTTTACACCGCTACTTCCGCCCAACCCTTTATATAGCACTAAATCATCAATAGATTCAGGAAAATTTATTGTATTCTTCTTCTTTTCAGGCTCTATTCCAGCCTTTTTTAATTTCAACAATGATACATTATACGACTTTCCACCAACCTTTACAGAGGCAGCACCATATTTATCGGTTGCTGAATGGGACATATTTGTTATTTCGCCTGATAATTTACCTAATTTTGAGTGATAAAACACAACAATCTCACCAACTCTGAACTTATCCTTTACCTTTGTCAATTCAATCTCTTCACCTTCTTTTTTCACATTACTCATAGTGGAAGGATCAACCCAATACGTACCAAGGAATTTTTTACCACCACGCTCAACAATCTTCCTGATTTTAACTAAATGACCGCCTTTTCCACCCTTCTCAATCACTTTATCTTCTTCCTTCATCTCCTTTTCCATATCTAAAAGATTCGTGTAGTAATACACAAATTCTTCAATATGCTGGAGTGCTATGGTCTTTGCTATTTTTGTATCTGTTGTGTGTTCCTTTTCAATCTTCACCCCTATTGCCAATTGCTTGAATATAACACTCTTATCAACCTTGTGTAATTTAGCAATCTCTTCCACTGTTTTATGCTTCTTTAAACCCTCAGCCTTAACAATTTTATCATTAATATCTTTTTTCTTTGTTATCTTCATCATATTCGATATGGATAACAACCTTTTTATTGGTAAACCTATCTGATAGACATCAACCTCATGATCTGGATCAAATTCCAACCCCTGCGCCCACGAATGGTGCCCGTCAATCAAATATCCATCCTTACTTATTATGTACTCACGCTTTTTCCAATCAGCCTCATTTTTTATAAATTTCAATAACTTACCATCATTTATATCATCCTGAGAAGGTTTTAATTCACTGATTTTCTTGACAATTTTTGTTACTTTATACTTGTTTCTAAAATGCGATAAATAAGATTCAACATCATCAGGATCAATTTGAGGCATCTGCTCACGCTTCTTTCCTAATGACTTTTTCATATACTTTTTATATTCATAATCCTCAACTTTATCCTTCTCAGCCTTTTCAATCTTCTCTGGAGTATCAGAATCCAACGAATCATCCCACCAACTGGGCAATGGATAAATATCTAAATCCTCACCCATCTCCTTATCGTCATCATAATCAGGAAGGTCATTGGA